CTAAATTAGGATTGCTAATTAATTTTTCTAATTGTTCCGTTGGCATTGTTTTAATATCGCCACCACTCCTGTATGCTAGACCGCCTTGTGCCATCTTAACGGGACCACCTTTAGCTCCTTTAAATCCACCTGACATACCATAGATACCAAGAGCTGAAAGACCTAGACCGCCAAGCTGAGATGCTGCACTTGGAGGGGCTTGATATGTTGCCCGATTAGTAGCTTCCATAGGCAAACCACGCAACATATTAGACATAACTCCAAGCTGCATAAGCGGATATTGTTGCTGTGTACCGTAGTCTTGGATAGCTTGATTAATCTTCTGTTGCTCAAGAGCTTGTTGCTGACCACCCATTGCTGCCATCTGGTTTTGACGAGCTATATCAGCGCCTTGCTGAGTAGCCCCTAATTGACCTAACTGAGCACCAGCACCCATTGCCTGTCCGTACCCTTGCATACCTAAATTAGCACCAAACTGTTGCGTCTGCATTGCTCTGTCGTAAGCAGATTGCGCCCCTTGCGTTTGAATATTGGATAGATTAGATAATAAATTGCGCTCACGCTCAGTATTAGCAAGAAGATTTCTAGCGCCGCCATATGTACCTGTACGAGCAGCGCCTAAGTTTTGAGCTTGTTTTGCCATCTCTGCTTCACGAACCGCTGCTGCTTTAGCAACATCAGTTACGTTTTGCATATAGGGAGACATATAAGACTGCGTTGTATTTGATGCATCAAACATGGGGTTTCTATTTGCATCAAACATCGGATTGCCAGCAGCATCTACTCTTTGTCTATTTGTTACGTTTTGACCAAACTGTCCAGCAGCGCCTAAAGACCGAATACCACCTGCGCCTGTTAGCCCGCTACCTAAAGCAAACTGTCCTGGTTGCTGCATTGCTCCAGCTTCAAACTGAGCTTGCCGTTGTAAAGGAGAGAACCCAGCAGAGTAGTCGTTGACATTGGTGCTATAGGGTTGATATGGTCTAAACCCAGTAATATCATAACCACCCTCTGGAGTCTTGTTCCCAGTAAATAACTGCTGCTGGGTAGCCTCGAACATGTTCGTTACATACGGCTTCGCATACTCAGGAATATTTGAAGTTACCGTAGTATTCTGGCTTGGACCTGGACTACCGCCGCCTTTACCCATATCTGCTCCTTATACTGGCAACTCGAAAGTTACCCAATGTTGTTTATACCCATCATTAATAAATATTTTAGCCCAGCCAGCTCTGGCTGTAGCTTCAATTCCATCACACCCCATGTCTTTTGCATATCTTTGCAACAAACTTAACATCTGGTCTTTCCATTCTTTTAAATCACGCCCGCCACAAAACGCCATACATAGCAGTTTACGTTTTGGGTAAATAACCATGTTTGTTACTACCGCACCTTTTATGCCTGTTTCGTCAAAAGCAACCCATAATTGGTAATCGTGTTCTACTACTGAGTCATAAATATCGTCGCTTGTATATCTATCATGAGTATACTTTGCCGCTTTTTCCATAAAAGGTTTTATTTGTTCCCAGCACGTATCAATAAACTGCTTTGGAACTAAAGAAACCTCAATCATGCAGCCAATAGCCCTTTTCTAGGTTTAATTTTAGCCCGTTTTTTACGATCTATAGCCATTAATCCCCCTGCTCTATTACCAGTAGGAGCCGCATCAGCTGCAACAACAGGTGCTGGCGCTGAAGCAGAAGCAGGTCTTGCCGCATCAGAAATTGGAGTACCTAAAACTAAATTATTTACAGGTGGTGGTCTGTATGTATATGGATTTGTTACAGCAGTAGCTGGATTAACAAAATTAGCTGGCGGTGGTCCATATTGATCCATCATTTGACCGTACAAGAACTCCAAGCCAGCATTGGAATAAGGATCACGCACCGAATCTGGCAAATTGGTAGTGCGCCGACCTAAAGTTGGATATGTGGGTTGATAAGGTCCTGCACGGTTTAAAGTGTTTAGTAAGCTAGCTTGTTTCTGTGCTAAGTTTTCTGGTGTCACCACATTTGGTGTGCGGTCACGAGTATCAACACCTTGGTAGTTAGCATAATTAAATGGCACAGTTAAGCCAGCAGCTCTATATGCGTCGCTTAACACTTGGTTGCTTTGGTAGTATCCAGGATCTTGCCTTGACAATACCCCTTGGCGCCCCGCTGCTTCTGCTTCTGCTCTAGCTATATTTGCATCTTCGCCAATTTGCTGACCATAAAGGTTATCAACAATTACCCGTGCTTGTGGTGTTGCAAGTATTGCTCTTGTTTCAGCTGCGGTTTTATTAACGCCGTTTACTGGCGCTAAACTGCTTTTTATGTTGTTGTACGCTGCATCGCTCAACGTTCCATTATCACGAGCAGTCTTAATAGCTGCCTCTATATGAGGCTCATTTATTATATCTACGCCTGGATTTGCTGTGTAAACGCCATCTATAAACTTACTTACAACGGCTTGACGAGTTGCTGGAGTTGTAAATTGAACTCTTCTGCCGTCTATCATTGACACGTTTTCTGCATCATCTGCTACGTCATAAATACTTTTATCCGAGTAATAACCAGCAAAAGGATCTGATTCTAATGCGGCAAGATCCAAGTTTTCAAACTTTTTGCCAATCGGAATATTTTGTTCTGTTCGTTCTTTTGCAGCAGCTTGGGTAATACGATCTGCAAGTTGGCTTGCCGTAAGTCCTTCTTTTTGTGCTACAGAGAACCAATATTGCTGACCTGCTGGCTCTGGGTTTCTGCCCAACACTTGTCTGTATACAGAGGCAATGCCTTGTCTATCTAAATTTTGACCCTCTACCGCTTGAGCAATACCTTTAGAAACATCAGCTACAGATTGTCCGCCTGCTATAGCATTACCGTAAAAATCTCTAGCTGTCTGTTCAGCTTCACGACCAAATTGTTGTTGGAAAATTTGATTAACTTGATTACCTCTAGCTTCTGGAGACGCTGCCATACTTGCACGAATTTGCTCGATTGGTGTGCCAGTAGCTAACAGATTTGAATAATACGCTAAACCAGCTGCATCTGGTTTACGACCTAAAACAGAATCGTACAAAGCAGCAACTTCACCACCATCAGCATATCCAACCATCCCACCACTAGCGTATCCAGCTATACCGCCAGATGCTTTTTTTACAGGTAAATACTTTTCAGCATTAACTTCTGGGGCTTGTTTCTTTTTACCAGTGCGGGCTTGGCGTATCTTGTCCATCATGCTGTATAAGCGTTTTGCACCAGCATCGGTAGAGCCGTTGCCTAAATGCGACACCACATCAGCTGGAACTACAAACTCCCCATCAGCAAGGCGGGCGGGTTGTTTCCCACCGATAACGCCAGGAATAGAATCAGACATACCATCACCAGGACCTTTAAGCATTCTGCCGCCATCTGAGTACCCTCCTAAACTAGCAATGCCTCCACCAGCCATGTCCATGCCAGCTTCATCATCGTATGAATTCATTACACCGCCTGCTGCTGCGTAACTTGGGCGATAGTATGGATTGGGTCTTGGAGCCTCGTACGCTTTATAGTTAGGGCTTAATCTATAGCCTTTTAAACGTTTATCGTATTCATCTTCTTGATAACCACCACCAGCGGATGAACGGTTTTGACTTCCTAATAACGACAAAGCTGTTGTTCCAGCAAGACCATAACCAAGTTTTTGTGCACCAGTTAATCCAGTAGCGGTGCTTGTGACTGGAGGTGTAAAGGTCATGCTTGATGGTAATACGGTATTTGCTGCTAATCCTGTATTTGCTGCTGGAACCATACCAGCAACGGGTGATGCTTCAGCAAGAGCCAAGGCTTCTAAATTTAATGCTGCTGCTGGAGCTGCCGTTGCTGCTGCCCCCGCTGGAGCTAATGGAGCTAATGGAGCTACTGCGGTTGCTGGAGCTGCTGGTAAAATAGCAGCACCAGTGCCACCAATAAGACCGCCAGTAAGCATACTGTTTAAAATATCGCCTTTACCAGTTACGGCACTGTATAAACCACCTACACCAGCGCCAATTAAAGCTCCACCACCAATAGTGGCTGCTAAACCAGTTAGTCCTACGGTTCCACCGACTGTAGCTGCTATCGTGACGAATGCCATATTAGTTCCCTTCCAGCAAGAAGTCTTTTGAGTTGTCTACGCACATATTTTCTAGTTTTTCTATGTCGGTCTCTGGTGTTGAGTAAATGTTTTGAAATACAACTGTTTCAATAATATAAGCAATTTTACGCCCAGGCTTAGCCATAAAGGTTGTTGGTGCAACTAATTCTTTCTTATTACCCTGCTCGTCCATGACGATCATACGTCCTGAAACCATATTACAAAGATGCTCCATGCGGTGATGTTTGCCAATAATCAAAGCACCTGTTGGCATAGTTACTTCTTTAATGTAGAGGTTAGGTCCAAAGTGATGTTTTTCTTCGCATTTAATCTGTGGCTGCGCTTTGGCTGTCTGATATAAATTACCGATCTTCGCCTCTAAAAGAGATGCGGTTCTAGGCTTTATTGCAACAACGCTCATATCTGTGCCTTGAACTTGTACTTTGGGTTATCTGACTTTTCAATGCGAGCGCCTAGTTTTTGAAAAACTTCCACCGTAATTGGGGCTGGAATTGTGTCATAAACCGTATTAATGCCTTTATTTTTTAAATACTTATAGAAGTAGCGCATGTCATTTGCTAGATCTCTCATTGTTCCAACGGTAAAAAAATGAATTTGAGCTGTGCTTTTGCCAAGGTCTTTCATACCCATTACCGAACTTTCAAATGGAATAAGTTGTAATCCATTAGCAATCTCTTTTTTAACCCCAGCTAACGATTGTTCTACTGGTAAACCTTTATTTTTAAAGTAATTAGCAATTACTTTCATTATTTGAATTTGTTCAATTTTACTATTTGCATCTGCTAGGCCACCTTTTGCCATGGCTTGCGCAGCTGGCGCTTCCGCAAATGACATTGGGACTCCCTGTGGGGCATCCATAGGCTTAGCAAGGCTTTGTGCCTGATATGTGGATGTATCTATTAGACTGTCAAAAAAACCCATAGAACCCTCATTATAAAATTGTCACCGTTACCGTTCCTACACTAGCTGTGGCTGATACTCCAAATACATAAGAAATATTGGGTACAACAATCTTTAAGTCCTCGCCAATTTGAAATACAGTTCCGTCTGGCAAATTGTACCCTGATGTTGGTAGATTTAATAGCCGTAAGCCGTCTAGTTGCAGGGCAGCATTGGAGTCGCTTTGGGCAAAATAAAGCCTTAATGCACCGATCAATTGAGACATATGTTGCTGATCGTATTCTGTTGGGGCCAAAGGCAAAGCTGGTGCCCGAAAGCGTTGCATTCCCATTATCTACGTCCATCAGGTCTGCCATCTAAACGAGGACTACCTAGTTGCCACTGCACGTCTAAAGCCGTAGATTCAATCTGAAGAGCCATCTGTCTAGCCCTAGCCCGCATAAAGATCTGTTCGGTATATATGTCTACGGAAGTCTCAATAACTTGTTGGGAGTCTATGTTGGAATATGCACTTCCAGGGAAGTTTCGTGGTTTTATGTACATTGTGACCGCAGGTAAAGCGGCAGTTGACCCTGCAAAGTTCATGTCAGGGATAATCCGCTTGGTCAAAATAAACTGATCCCCGTCTACAAGATCTGCGTCTGAAGACGCTATATAGGAGGTCATCGGTAGAATATTGTCGTTTAAACCTTGCTCGTGGTTATATATAACGCTGTCAGCAGTCATGCTAGTCTGTACTACAAGCTGGGAGATATTGAGGGTATAAGTACCTGTTCCGCCTGTACCAGTGCCTAGTGCCGTTATTACGGTACCCGTAGCCACGCCTGTACCTTCAATGACGCTGCCAACTTGCAAGATACCCGCAGAAAGAGCTGATACCGTTAGAGTCGTGCCAGAGACAGACCCTGTAAAGTAAGTGGCTGTAAGGGCTTGAGGGTATTCTCTAAGTGATGAATCTGACCACGCTGTGCGGTCAATCGTGCCGTAGTACCAGATCTTTTCTAGGTGGTTATATATGACATAAGCATTATTGACGTTGCTATTTGCCGTTGGGTAGAACCACCAGACTTCGTTCCAACCCTCATTAGTTCCAGAAATAATCTGATCGGCTTGATTGTAGTTTAGGTTCTGAAAGACGTGATTTCTGATTGAACAAGGCAGAGTTTCTACCCGACCGCCATAGGCATAGAACTTATCATGCCCAAACCAGTACGCCGTATTGTTAACCGTAACGACCGCACGGGGGCTAAGAATTGATATGTTGTCCGCAAGTTCTTGGAGTCCAAATACATCCGTTGTTCCTAAAAACTGCAGCGAATTGAGCGTACCTTCAGTAAATACAAGGATCTCTTGGCGAGTTGCTATGGCGCAAACAATAGCCGAACCACGGGAAACACGCAAGAAACCAGCTGAATTGGTAACTAAAGGAGTCCAAACATTAGGCTGGTCTTGGGTAGCAAAACGGATTAATAAAGGGTCTGCCGTTCCTCCGCCAAAAGGGGTACAGCCAAACGCTATCAAATGTTTATCGTTCTGAGAGACTAAAACCTGCATTGCCTTGTCTGGCACGTCAGCTGGAGCTACACCTTCTATAGTTGTAGCAGAAAGAAGAGTAGCACTATTAGCAACACCGCCTGAGTATTTCCAATAATAAATAGCTCCATTACGGATATTAGCTACAAGATCATCATCAAAGTTCTGTAAGAACCAGTCTTGCTGAGCAGCAAACACGGGAGCGGCTGCGCCTAATCCCCAACCAACAGTACCCCATGTTCCTGCACCCCACCCGTAACCCGCAACGGCAATATCGTTTCCTACGTTAATTTGAAACTTGGCTGTAATTCCTGTTCCCCCGCCAGCGCCAGAGGATGAGGCTGCTGTAGCAACCGTAATAGTAAAAGAATTAGCGTCTATATAAGTAATAATAAATTCAGTATTAAGGTTTGGTGCGGTAATACCGTTAAATGCTGTTGCGCCAGAAAAGATTACATAATCTCCATCTGCACCGCCGTGTGCGTTGATTGTTACGGTTACGGTTTTAGACCCATTTACGGTAGTAAAGCAGTTGTTGGTTGCAGAAGAAACAAAAGTAGCCCGTATCGGCGTGATGTCGTACAGGGTCTGTCCAGCCTCAATATATAGTTTCTTAGACGTTCCAAGAGCTAGGTAGTTATCCGAAGCCGTGGTTATCCAATTAAACATCTGGCGACAAACGCCTACAACCGTAAACAGACCATAACGCAGCCAGCCGCCCATTTTTTGTGGATAGCCAGAACGAAACCGTACCTTGTCGCACTCAAACCAACCACCCTCATTAGAGTAATTAGTTTGGTCTTTGTTTAAACCTGGTCTGAACTGTAATTTTTGGAGTGGCACGGGTTTACCCTAAGATAAAAATAATGCTCGTTCATCGTTTCTGCGAGTAACTAAGCCTTTCAGTACTTTACCCCCAGCGAGCGTAT